ATTCGAGTCAATGGCTGGGATTTAGAATCTTTAACAAATGATAAACCAGTAGAAGATGAAAGTTCTGGTAGCCTGTGAAATATCCGACAAAGTGCGGGGAGCCTTTGAAAAACAAGGTTTCGACGCTTGGTCGTGTGATATTTTGCCTTCTAAAAATAAAAACAACAAGAAGCATATTATTGCGGATGTTGTAACTATTTTAGATGATGGTTGGGATGTTCTTATTGGTTTTCCTCCTTGTACCTATTTAGCGGATTCCGGATTGGGTTGGCTTTATCATCCTGATGATAAACATTTGCCTGTTAAAAAAAGAAGACCCCATCCGCTTTATCCAAATAGAAGAGAACAGCAACAACAGGCTATTGATTTTTTTATGACCTTATGGAATTGTAAAATCCCGTTCAAAAGCCTAGAAAACCCAAAAGGAATTATGCAGCGGGTTTTTAAAGCACCAACGCAAGTAATCCATCCTTTTTATTTTGGGGATCCATTTAGAAAGTATACCTGCTTATGGTTGGATAATTTGCCTCCATTGGTTCACTATCCAGATGATGATATTTTTGGGAATAAAAAAACTTGGGTAGCTGACAAAGGAGAACGGGTTCGATACAATGGTAGATTGTATAGCAAATGGCAAAGCAATTTATCTGCAAACAAAAGACAAGAAGTTCGAAGTGAAACATTTCCTGGAATTGCAAATGCAATGGCGTTGCAATGGGGAACATATCTTAAGAATTTATGATTCCACAAATAAATACCAAAGCGGCATATGATCTTTTTCACGAAGGAACACTTGCCCTTGCCAAAGCAGAACGGCAGGGCATTTGCTTCGATGAAAAATATGCCACAGAGGAACACGCAAAACTTACCAAACAGATTGACAAATTGGAACGGTTGGTAAAGAAGTCACAATTTTATAAGGAATGGCAATATGCTTCTAAGTCGGAAGTGAACATAAACTCTGATACGCAACTTGCGGATTTCCTTTATAATGTGAAAGGACATACCCCAACTTCTAAGACCAAGACAGGGAAAGGGGCCACCAATGAGGATGCACTAAGCGGTCTGAAAATAAAAGAAGTTGATCTTATTTTAAAAATGCGAAAGCTGAAAAAAATAAGGGATACCTATTTGGGTTCTTTTATGCGGGAAAATAACAACGGTGTGATCCATCCTTATTTTAACCTTAATTTGGTTTCCACTTATCGCAGTTCCTCCGCGAACCCAAACTTCCAAAATATTCCAAAGCGTGACAAAAAGGCTATGGAAATTACAAGGCGTTGTTTGATTCCAAGGCCGGGGCATCAATTAGCTGAACTAGATTTCAGCCAGTTGGAGGTAATGATCGCAGCTTGTTATCACTTAGACCCTACTATGCTGAAATACCTTATAACTGGTAAGGATATGCACGCAGACATTGCCAAACAAGTTTTTTTCTTAGGCAAGTTTGACAAAAAAAATCCAGCACATAGCAATCTACGGAAAGCCGCTAAAAACGGTTTTGTTTTTCCTCAATTTTACGGGGACTATTTTAAGCCCTGTGCGGTCAATATGGGCCATAAGTGGGGTAAGCTGCCTATGGGCATTTTCAAGCCAAAACAAGGGCTTGAATTTGACGGGAATGAGCATTTGTCCGACCACCTTATGAGCAACGGCATCCACTCAATGGATGATTTTATCAACCATATTCGCAAAATCGAAAAACACTTTTGGAATAAACGGTTTCCTGTTTACAGGGATTGGAAGGAACAACAATGGGATCGTTATGAAAAATTAGGTTATTTAGACAGCCTGACCGGTTTCCGTTATACCAACCCAAGCAAAAGCACCGGCAGCACTTTGGGCAAAAATGATGCAATCAATTATCCAGTACAGGGTTCGGCCTTTCATTGTCTGCTTTGGTGTTTCACAAGGCTTTCTAATTTGCTGGAAGAGGGTGGTTTCCGTTCTGCCTTAGTCGGGCAAATCCACGATGCTATTGTGATTGACATCCATCCGGAAGAGTTGGAAGAAGTTATGGGAATGGCTCGCAGAGTTATGACCCAGGAACTACCAAATGCTTTCAAATGGATTATCGTTCCGTTGAGGATTGAAGCAGATCTCGGGCCGGTGGATGGCAGTTGGGCCACATTAAAGCCTTATAATTTTCTCCTAGCTTCCTGACAATAATTTTTATTTCCTCCGTATAACATAATAAAGACCTTAAATTTATGGAAACCACCGACATTGTAGCATTAAGCGCATTCAGAGCGTTGAAAAAAGATATGATTGAGCATTTTTCGAAAGAAACACTCAACAATGAAGAAGATCTTGGGATGGCCTTCATTGGCATCTCAACAGAGGAATATCTTAATACAGACGACAACAGGGAATTTGTATTGAATATGGTTTCCCCTATGCGCAAAACAGAAAGGATTTGCCGCATTTTGCAAAGATCAGGAAATATGCAGGAATTTTTATTTCTCAATCAAATGATTCTTGATGTTATTGCAATGGGTAGGAAAACACAACTTCGTTAAAAATAAAAGAAAATGGGTTTATATCAAAAGTACAGACCAAACAGCTTAAACACGTTCATGGGGAATGAAGGTACCGTAGTTGCCCTTGAAAGTATTCTTGAAAAGTCCGAGATTCCTCACGTGTTTCTATTCTCAGGCCCAACTGGTTGTGGCAAAACAACATTGGCCCGAATAGTTTCCAAAATGGTTGGAGCCGGAGATAATGATATCTCCGAGATAGACAGTGCTGATTTTAGAGGCATCGACACAATCCGGGAGATAAGAAAACTCTCCCAATACAAGCCATTATCGGGAGATAGTAGGGTTTGGATTTTGGACGAGTGCCATAAGTTAAGCAACGACGCACAAAACGCATTGCTGAAACAATTAGAAGACACGCCCGCACATGTATTTTTCTTTTTGTGCACAACGGAACCGCATAAATTACTTCCAACTATTAAGGGCCGGTGCTCTACTTATGAAGTGAATGTTCTTCCGGAGGCAACAATGGTTCGGCTACTTCGCAGAATTACGAAAAAAGAAGGCGGGGAAGTTTCTAAAAAAGTACTGGAACGGATTGCAGAAGATTCACAAGGCCATCCCCGCAATGCAATAAATATCCTGGAGAAGGTGTTGGCTGTCCCTGTTGAAAACCAAATGGAAGTTGCTAAAAAATCAGCAGAGGAACAAAGCCAGTCCATTGAATTGTGTAGGGCGTTGCTTCGACAAGCTTCCTGGAAAGAGATTTCAACAATTTTAAAAGGACTCAAAGAAGACGATCCGGAAGCCGTAAGAAGGCATGTAATAGGTTATACCGCAGCTGTATTGCTTGGCAAGAACAATCCACTTGCAGCCGCTATTTTGGAAGAGTTTATCGAGCCATTTTATAACAGCGGGTATGCTGGACTTGTATTTGCTTGCTACTCGGTAACTTGTGGGGGAGAGTAATGATGTTAAGCCTTGAAGAAATTGAAATAGCATTGGCCCGTTTTTTTAATTATCGGCAAAATATCATTATGCCTAATTTTTACATTGAGCATGAATGTGATTTGTTGATACTTAGGAAAACAGGCTATGCTGTTGAAGTTGAGATCAAAAGATCCCTTGCGGACATGAAGAATGATTTTAAGAAAAAGCATAATCATGAAAGCAATAAGATAGCAGAATTTTATTATGCCTTTCCCACCAGCATTGCAGACAAATGCAGCCCGTTGGTTCCAGATCATGCTGGTATTTTAGTTGTTTCCTATGGGTACAACGGCTATTTAAAAGTAGTCTGCATTAAGTCCCCAAAGCGCAACAAACAAGCAAGGAAATGGGCAAAGGAAGAGATTGAAAAGGTATTGCGGTATTCAGTTTATAGAATTTGGAATTTGAAACGTGTTCTTGCTAGATATAAAAAGAAAGAAAATGCAAATAAATAAACTAATTAACATCACAGAGCCATTCTTCCACAAGTCTGGAACTACTGCCTATGAACCTGGAAATTTGTTTCTGGACAAGGATTCCGGTGACTTGTATTTGCTTTGTGTTGTTGCAGAACAATATCAGGCGTTTTCCTTATTCGATGGAAGCCCATTAACACCGCATCCAGCCGATACAATAGTAGAAGCTTGTAAGAATTTGCGGCCCTATCCAGCCGGTACAAAAATAAATATTAAACTCACAAAGTATGAATGATGAATTTGATTATGAGGAATTCATGGACATCGACGAAGATTCCTTGGATGTCGAATGGCTAGAACAGCCAAAGAAAATGGTGCAGATGGTCAAAATTGCCGCCAAAGTAAAAATCAATATGGAACGGGCAAAAGATAACCTTGCACAAGTAAAAGCCGAACTGGCAAAGAAAGTCAGAGCAGCACCGGAAAAATATGGCATTGAGAAAATTACCATCGATGCTGTCAACGACGTTGTTCAGACGAACGCAAAGTACATAGAGGCTTATGAAGAATATTTGGAGGCTGTTTATGAAAACGACGTTGCCTCCGGTTCTGTTAAAGCTACCGAGCAACGGAAGAGTTCTTTGGAAAACCTTGTAAAACTGCACGGGCAACAATATTTCGCAGGGCCAAAGGTACCGAGGAATTTAAGTGAGCAAGCGACTTTATTCCGCGAAAAGGTTCAGCGGAGCAAAGAAGTGAAAAGTAAAATTGGCAAACGTTTAAAAAGGACAAAAAAATGAACAAAACAGTCAAACAGACATTGGCACTTGCAGTCATTGTATTTATGATTCTTCTGCCGGTAGTCCTTTGTATTAAAACAATGGTGATACCGCAATTAGGAACGAATGCACAGGGTATTCAGTTTCTTGTTAGTTTTGGATTAGTGTCAGGGTACCTGATTTTATTTTTCGGTGCTTTGATCTTATTAGTTAATAGTTTTAATTCACTTACAAATGGCAAAAAAGAAAATTAAAAAAGGAAGATTTAGTGGCAAAGTTCGAAAGTCTATCGAGCGCAAAGCCGCAAAACGTGGTAACTATGGGTATCTCCAGTTGCCCAAAGGGATTCCGGTGTTTAAGGAAGAGGAAGGCAAAATGCAATTTGATATTTTGCCATACGTTGTTTCTGACAAAAATCACCCTGACAAAGAATCAGGTGCTGAAAAAGGGGAGCAGTGGTTTTGTCGGCCTTTTAAAATCCACAGAAACATTGGCGCAGACAATGAAAAAGTGGTATGCCTTACTTCCATTGGGAAAAAATGTCCTATTTGCGAGTACCGGGCCAAGCTGTTAAAAGCAGGAAAACCCAAAGAAGAAACCGATGCCCTTCGCCCCAGTGCCAGAATGCTGTATAACGTGCAGCCCAAAGACCACAAAAAGTTGGAAGACAAACCCCATATTTGGGACGTATCGGAATTTGCCTTTACTGCTCTATTGGAAACAGAAGTTTCTGAAAAAGAGAAGTATGAAGACTTTGCCGATTTGGAAATTGGCTATACCTTGGAAGTTCGCTTTATCGAAGATGCCGTTGGGAAAAACAAATTTGTAAAAGCAAACCGCATCGACTTCGAAGAAAGGGAAACGCAGTACGACGAAGAAAAAGCCCTGGCAACAGTAGCCGATCTGGACAAAGTGCTTTCCATCCTTTCGTATGAGGAACTTGAGAAAAAATTCCTGGAAATGGATGACAGCGATGAAGCGGACGAAGATGATGAAATCGAGGACGACGAACCAAAATCCAAAAAGAGTCGCAAGAAAAAGCAGCCGGAACCAGAGGAGGATGATGAAGAGGATGAAGAAGAAGAGGAGGATGATGAAGAGGAGGAAGAAGAAGAGGACGACGATGATGATGAAGAGGACGAGGATGATGATGAGGACGAAGAGGAAGAGGACGATGATGACGATGATGAAGATGATGATGAACCGTCAAAGAAGAA